AGCGGTAAACCCCTCAGCGATGTTGTGGGTAAAGAAATGGCTGAAAAAATCATGAAACTAGATAAGTCTCATGAATTTTCAGGTGAGGGGCTTAAAATAGGCGGTGAAGGAATGAAAGGTTTCTATGACCAAATCATTCCTAAGGCTTTAGAGAAGCTTGGTAAGGAGCATGGGGTTAAGGTAAAAAGAGGAAATATAGGATCAGATAAAATTCCAGATTATTTTGATATTGAGCATACTGGTAGTGGTTGGCGTGTTGTGGATAAACGTCTTAATGAGGGGCAAGGGACTGTTGTTGGTCCCATTCATAGGTCTGGTGCCGCTGCTGAACAATGGTTAAAAGAGCAAGGTGAGTTAAAACAACCCGTTTACTACATAGACATTCCCCAATCCCTACGCGATACCGCCACTCAAAAAGGCTTTCCATTATTTAGCAAAGGCGGTTATATGCTGATGCCTGTTGATTATGAACCAGAGTTTAAAAAATGAAAATCGTTGAACCCGGCACATTCATTATCGAACAAACCGCCGCAGATTTCGCAACTACTTTTTTTGAAGCTGCTCGCTCTAGTGGTATGAAGAAAATTCATCTTCAGGGCGATACGATCAATCTTTTAAAATTTAAAAATGATCCTCGCAAGTTTGGTAAAGCTCATTTTGAAAAGTTTATTCCTGCTGCTGTTCATGCGTTGAATGAAATTATGTGTAACCCTAAGACGGCTCCTGAAAAAAGAGAGCTTATCTACAAAGCTATTATGGAGCGAACTAACGATGAAGGCTTAGACCTTATGGCTAAAACTGCTGGTGTAACTGAGCTTCAATCTGCAATTCCGTATAAGCCAGATGATATTAAACCAAAACCGCTAATCATTAACGGTAAACCTTTTGATTTTAATTCTAAGAGGAAAGAAGCCAATGGCTAAGTCAAAGCTCCCTGTTGAAAAGTTGAAGGCTTCCAAGAAGCCTATCCCGGTTAAGATTGTAAGTGATGTTGCTAGCACGTCCTACGTTAAAGAAGATATGAAGTGGCGTGCTGAGGATGACTTGCGAGCTTTGCAGCGAGCTAAGGAAATTGAGAATGATAAGTCACGAATGAAAGCTGCTAAGGCTATTGCCAAAGAGCAAATGAACAATTTAAAAAAGCTGTGCTGACATGACAGACTATAACGGAAAGCCGCTAGCTGATTACGATTTGTGGGCATTAGGAACGCTCTTGCATTCTTTTAAAGAACAGCTACAAAAGCGAGAGGAAGCGGCTAAGCATCCTAAATTCGCCAAAATGAACATAACACTACCTCCTCCAAATCCTAAATTTTTAGAATTGATGAATGAAGTTGAATTAGAAATTAGAAAGAAGCAAAATGTTTAAGCACTTAATGAATGGTGGTTCTCTCCTGTCATACGCTTTGTATGATGGTAATAACGATGAAGGTTCAGACCCTAAGGAAGCTTTGCGCGCGCAATTATCCAAAGGCAACTTGCCAGTAGGTCAGCAGCAAGAAACTGAAGTTGCTGAAGCTGACACTGAGAATGAAGAAGCTGATGATGATGAAGGCGAGGAAGAAGAAAGCGAAGATGATGAAGTAAAAGACCCTCCTGAAGATGAAACTGAGGAGCAGAAAGCAGAGCGAGAGGCTAAAGAAAAATTAGAAGCTAAAGCTACTCGCAAACAGGATAGGATGCAACGCCGCATTGATAAGGCTGTTGCTGAGCGTAAAGCTGCTGAAGCTGAAGTTGCTAGGCTTAAGGCTCAGCTTGAAGCCAACCCGGATCAAAAGCTAACGGCTGAAGAAGTAGAAGCATTAGCTGAAGCTAAGGCTAACAAAAAGCTTGCTGAAAAAACTCAGGCTGAGCTTCAAGCTAACTTTGAAAAGGACTGTGATATTCTTCAAAAGGCAGCATCGAAAGCCGATAAAGATTTTGATGCTAAGATTAACGATATAGCTGAGGATATCGGACCTATACCGTCATTCATGATTGGCATTCTGTCTGATTTGGAAAATGGTGGTGAAGTGCTTGCCCACATTGCCAATGATGATGAATTGGCTGAAGATATTTGGGGAATGAGGCCAGCTAAAATGACGCGAAAGATTGTTGAGATTTCAACTAAACTTGCTGACGCTAAGAAGCCACCAAAGAAGCAAATCTCTAGGGTGCCTGATCCGGGTACACCAGTTAAGAGTAACAAAGTTGTTTCTAATACAATTACTGAAGCTGATACAAAGAATATGGATAACTACGTAGCTAAGAGGCAAAAGCAGATTGCTGAAAAGCGTAAGGCGATGGGATATAATTAGGCTTTATTGAAACCCCCGGTAAAGCCTTTTAGAAAGTGTGGGCATTCTTCTGAGTGCTCACACTTTTTCTATTAAATGGAGCTAAGTTTGATTTGCATTTACGCAATTATAAATATTGTAAATGATAAGCATTACGTAGGCCAAGCCGCTGATAAAGATTACAGGTGGCGAGAACATCGTAAATCCTTAAGAGGTTTCTATCATCATAGCTTACCATTGCAACGTGCTTGGTCTAAGTACGGTGAACAGAATTTTATATTTGTAGTTTTAGAAAAGCTAGATGAAGTAGATGATCTAAATGAGCGTGAAGCGCATTGGGGTAAATTATTAAAGCCTGAATACAACGTAGCTCCTTTGGGTGGAAGTATGCGAGGATACAAGCATACTGAGGAAGCTAGGCAAAACATGTCTGACGCTCACAAAGGGTATAAAGCGTCGGCTGAAACTAAAGCTAAAATGTCTGCTCAACGCATTGGAAATAAATTTGCTGCTGGTAGAAAACAGTCTAAAGATCAGATAGAAGCTCGTTTGGTAAACATAAGAGGGGTTCCTAAATCAGCAGAGCATAAAGCTAAGATAGCAGCTGGAAATAGAGGTAAGGTGATATCTGAAGAAACTAAAAGAAAAATGAGCGAAGCTGGAAAGAAAAAAGTATTTTCGGAGGAGCATAGGAAAAAACTTTCTGAAGCTGCCAAAAAACAATGGGCTGGCAGTTGACAGATTTTAAAATTTAAGCATTAGTGTGGTTACTCCCTCTTGGTCGGGATAATGACCCTGCGAGAAGTGCCCCCCTTAGTCGGGTTTTTAATTGGCTATTGATTGCTCGTTAATTGTTTGCAACCGAGCGGCAGACATTCACAACAATCAATATCATCAATTATAAACATTAAGGAATAATCCATTGGCCAACCTCTATCTCACTATTGATATGATTACTGCTGAAGCAGTCATGTTATTTAAAAATAGTAACCTGTTCATTATGAACATGGATACTCAGTACGATGACCAGTTTGCGCGCGATGGCGCTAAGATTGGCGATACTCTCCGCATTCGTCTGCCGTCTGACTTTGTTGTTACAGATGGTCCGGCTATGCAGCTTCAGGACAATACGCAGCAGTATACTTCTCTGACTGTTTCCAGCCAGAAGAATGTTGCTACGCCTTACACCACTGCTGAGCGTACAATGAGCATTGATCGCTACAGCGAATTAGTTGTGGCTCCGATGGTTAACGCGCTTTGCGGTAAGGTTGCGTCTACCATTATGCGCGGCTCTGAAGGTGGTGTTTGTAACCTTGTGGCAAATACTGACGGTGCTGGTAACATCATTTCGCCAACTATGGATCAATTCACAGGTGCAAACGCTGTGCTTGACGATCAGGGCGCGAATATGATGGACCGCCGCTGTGTCAATGATCCGACTACAGACGCGCGTACAGTTAGCTCGCTGGCTGGCCTTCTCAATCCTACCCCGGAAATTTCTGCTCAGTTCCGTAGTGGTATGATGAAGTCTGGCTTAGGCTATGACAAGTTCTTTAGGGATCAGACTGTCATTAAGCATACTACTGGCACCTTCTCTGCTGGTGGTACGATTGCTGGTGGTGGTCAGTCTACCTCTACCTCTGGCGGTAACATCACTGTGGCGGCTATCACTGGCACCTTTAAGAAGGGTGATATTATCACCATTGCTGCTGTTAACGCAGTTAACCGCGTTACCAAGGAAAGCTTGGGTACGTTGCGTCAGTTCGTTGTTACGGCTGACGTTGCTACTACCGCTACCACTATCCCGATTTACCCCGGCTTGATTGGCCCGGTTGGCGGTGTGGTTGGTGGTGCTGACCAGCAGTATCAGACCGTAGACGCATTGCCGCTCAATGGCGCGGTGGTGGCTCTCGTTACCCCGGCTTCTAGCGTCTATCGCAAGTCGCTGGCGTACACGCAGAAGGCCGTTACGATGGCTTCTGCTGACTTGGTTATGCCCATGAAGGCGGTTGAAGAAGCAGCCCGCACCAGCTTTGACGGTGTGTCTATGCGTATGCTAACTGACTATCTCCCGAAAACGGATCAGTTAGCTACTCGCTTGGACGTGCTGTTTGGGTTTAAATTCATACGCCCTGAGTGGATTTGCGTGATCGCCGATAAAATTTAGCATTGACATTCTGACAACCATCTGGTACTTTCCTCTATCTTTAATGAGGAAAGCTACCAGATGGCGTGGACTACTAAATTTCCGAAACCAGTTTGCACAGTTGTAAATTGCTCAGAGCCGATTAGAAGTAAAGGGCTTTGTCGCATACACTATCAACGTATGTATGTACAGGGGCGAACTGAAAGAATTAAACAAAAGCGGGAAGGTGTTTGTTCTGTAGAAAATTGCGGAAAACAAATTAAAGGTAGAGGATTTTGCGCTAATCATCTTCAACTTTTTAGACGCCACGGAACTCCTACTAAGCTAATTAAGGCCAATCGCAAACATCCTTATTATCATCTTTGGTTGAACGAAAACAGGCCGGTATTCTTTGCGAAACTTGGTTAGATTTTAAAGTTTTTGCAGAAGAAATTGGGATCAGACCAGAAGGTAATTTTGTTTTAGTTAGAATTGAAGATCGCCCTTATGGCCCTGATAATTTTAAATGGCAGGAGCATTTAAAGAAAAAAGAAGGAGAAACAGATAAAGACTGGTATGCTAGAAAGTGGCAAGCGCAACGTCAAGCTAATCCAGCATTAAATAGAGAAAGAAACTATAAGCGTAATTTTCAGTTAACTATGGACGAATATAACGATAAGCTAGCTGCTCAAAATTTTGTATGTGCTATTTGCGAAGAAGCTGAGACAGCCATTGACGGCAGGACTGGAAATGTTAAAAACTTAGCTGTTGACCACTGTCACGCTACAGGGAAGATTAGAGACTTACTTTGTTGGCGATGCAATACAATGTTAGGTAGAGCTAATGACAGTAAAGACCTATTTCAAAAACATATAAACTATATTGTCAAACATGAGGAAAATTAAAAATGTCTCTTACCGCTTTCCCCGAACCAAAAGACTTAGATATTTCATTTGTTGATCGTGTTGGCGATAGCCGCCCCAAGACATTTCAGCAGTACGATGTTTCCAATCCGCATCCCGGCTTTGGTAAAGACCCTAACATTTTAAATGAATATGGTCATACCAAGTACCCTATGTGGGTAGGTGGTGTAGTTGTGAACAATGAGGAAGAAGAATTAGCTGAGCGTTCTAAGACTGAAGCTCCTGCTGATGAAGCTCCTAAAACTAGCTGGTAACAATGCCCACAACTACAGCACGCGATGTAGTAACTTTAGCGTTGAAAGCAGCGGGTGTTACTGGCGTAGGCCAGACCCCGCTCCCTGAAGATATCAATGATGGTTTTACGCTTCTAAACCAGATGTTTAATTATTGGCAGAAGCGGCGTTGGCTTGTACCAAATTTAATTGACGTATCAGCACCGGGAAATAGCCAGCAGTTTAATTTAATTGGCCCCGGTCAATACTATAACTCGTTACGTCCTGATAAAATTCAAGCTGCTTATTTTAAACAGTTAAACTCAGGCTCCAATGACGTTAGTTATTATCTTAAGCCTATTTGGAGCTATGAGGATTATGCTAGGATTGGTTTAAAAAATTTAAATTCATGGCCTAGCTATTTCTTTTATGATGCTTCATTCCCGTATGGAAGGGTTTACATCTGGCCTATCCCTACATCCGATTATGAAATTCATCTGCTCACTAAAGGCCCTATAGGCTTTAAAATTGAATTGTTATCTGGCGAAATTGATGATGCTGGCACAGCCTACACAGATGGAACGTATCTAGCTGTAGACTTAACTAGTGTTGACAGCTTTGGTAACGGGGCTACCGCTGATATCACTGTAGCAGGGGGCGTTGTAACTACGGTCACAATAGCAGATGGCGGCGATGGGTATAAAATTAATGATTTCCTATCTGTTAGCAGTGCTGATATCGGCGGTACTGGTACTGGTTTTGTTTACAAAGTCACCAATGTTACCGCTACTGTAGATGCTGAATTTAATATGCCTGAGGACTATGAGGAGCCTATTCATTTCAATTTAACTAGGCGCATCATAGCCCATTACCAACGTCCTTTAAATCCAGAAGTAAATATGTTGGCTTCTGCTGGATTGAAAGGCATTAAACAATCAAACCTTCAGCTATCTAAATTGGCTATGCCTGGTAGCTTGCGCTTTAATAATAGCAATGGGTTTTATATTTTTAACGCGGATCAGATGTGAGAGTAGAATTAATAAGCTCAGCATATGACGGAAGAAGCATCATTGCATCAGGGCAAGAGTGCGTAAATCTGTACGCTGAAATTAATGCTGCTGACCCTCAGGCACCAGCTAGAGTAACTTACTACCCTACTCCCGGTACTGAAGTTTATGCCAATCCTGTTACAGAAAACAACTCTAGAGGCTGCTATCGTACTAGTGTGGGCACAGCGTTTTATGTAGTAGGCTCTACAGTTTATTTTTTAAATTCATCTGGTGTTTTAATTACATTAGGAAATATAGCAGATAGAGAAAGTCAGATATATTTTGCTGATAATGGTTTAGTTTGTGTGCTTGTAGATGGTGTTAACGGCTACGTAGTGGATTTGGCTACTAACACGTTAGGTGTTATAACTGATCCTAATTTTTATGGCGCTGATTACGTAGCTTTGTTAGACACATTTTTTATATTCAACAATCCCGGTACAAATCAATTTTACATTAGCGTATCTAATGCGAGTTATGTGTTGTTGACTACCACAGGCGCATTTGATCCATTAGATATTGCTGCTAAAGCTGGTTTCAATGATCCTATTGTAGGCTTGGCGTCTGTTCATCGTGAGCTTTGGTTAATAGGTGAACTAACTACTGAAGTTTGGATTGGTACTGGCGCGGCGGATTTCTATTTCCAGCAACAGCAAGGTGCCTACATTAATCATGGTTGCGCTGCTCAATACTCAATATCTACTATAGATGTTTTAGTATTTTTCATCATGCAAGATATGCAGGGCAACGGCATCGTTGTTCAAGGTCAAGGCTATGACGTAACTGAAATATCTACTCCTCGCATAGTTAGTGAATTTAAAAGTTACGAAACTCTAACTGATGCCATTGGTTTTTGTTTTCAAATTGCTGACCATGCTTTTTATTGTTTAGTATTTCCTACCGCTAGTAAAGGTTGGATGTACGATTTAAAAACTAAACAATGGAACGAATGGAATTGGAATGATGAAAACGGAAACTTCTTAAGGCCACGTTTAAATTGTGCTATGTTTGTTAATGGAGTTAATGTAGGTGGTGATTGGGAAAACGGCTCACTTTTAAAATTAGATATCAATTTGTATCAAGATGTTGGTGATCCTATCGTTAGAGTTAGGACGTTCCCGCATGGTACTTCTGACAATAATAAATTGTTTTACAATCAATTCGCTGCTGATATCGAACCGGGCACCATTGATGATGACAGCACACCTGAGATTAGCTTAAGCTGGTCTGATAATAAAGGTAAGTCTTACGGCAATCCAGTTACACAATCTATGGGTAAGTTAGGAGAATATCTAACTTCTCCTTCTTGGAGTAGGTTAGGGATGGCCAGAGATAGAGTATTTAAACTTAGCTGGTCTACCAACAATAAGACTGCACTCAATGGAGGTTTTATAGACATAGCTAAGGCTAGCTCATGACGTTACCTGTACCAAATATGCAGGCTGCTATCGCTAGAGTTAAAGGTGGTGTGGCTTTTATAATTCCACCGTGGAATAGTTTCTTTCAACAGTTTGTTCAACCTGCTCCTGCTGTTGCTAGTGTTACTACTTCTCCTTTTACTGCTAACGCTAATGGTACAGTTATTTTTACAGGTGGCGCTCCTGTTATTACTTTAACTAGAGGTACTGACAATATTGTTCTTACTGGTCAGCGTATAATTCCTATTTCAGTTGGCGATACTGTCACATGGGTTGGAGCTACTACAGTGCAATTCTTGGGAGCGTAAAGAATGAATGAAGTTGTGGGCATTCAGTCTATTAGGGATAAAGTATTTGCTGTTGAAACATTAATGAAAGAACAGCCTCAAGTTGACATTCATACTAAGCATTACTTTTCTAAAGGTGTCTACGCTAGAGAAATCACTATTCCTGCTGGTACTGTTTTAGTCGGGGAAATTCATAAGTTTACAAATTTAAATATTTTGTCTAAAGGTGAAATTGAGGTACTGGTAGGGGGCGAGATTAGACGGATAGAGGCTCCTTTCACGATTGTCTCTCCTGCTGGCACTAAACGAATTGCTAGAGCTTTGAGCGAATGTATTTGGACTACCGTTCATGGCACTGATGAAGTTGACTTAGCTGTAATAGAAAAAACATTTATAGCTAAAGATGAACAAGAATGGTTAGAGTTTTGCAACGCTAATCAATTAGAATTAGGATTTGGTTAGATGATTACTTCAAGGGTTAGCATAGATTTTGAATTTGTTGACCCTTGCTTATGCAATGCTTGGGTGGCTACCGCTGTTATAGGCTCTGCTGTTATTGGTGCTGGTTCTCAAATTTGGGGAGCCAACAAAGCTGCTGATACTCAGAAGGCTAATGCTGAGCGGGTTGCTCAGATACAGCAAGACCAGTATGCAAAAACTAGAGAAGATTTATCTCCTTATCGCGCGATAGGCGCTGACGCCAGCGGGCGTTTAACTAGTAGGCTTTCTGAGTTGACTACTCCTATTAGCGTTAATCCTGATGATTTTCAAAATAGTGATTACTATAAATTCTTAGCTAAAGAAGGACAAAGAGGGGTTACTAATTCTGCGGCTGCTAGAGGCTTGGGTAGCTCTGGCGCTGCTTTGAAAGGTGCTGCTGCTTTTGCTAAAAATTTAGCTGGTACAGAGTGGCAAAATAATTTTAATATGCAAACTCAAAACCAGACTAACGCCTTTACTCGTTTAAAGTCATTGGTCGATACTGGTGCTGGTGCGGCTGCTCAAGGTGGTGTGCTAGGCGAGAAAGCAGCGTACAATACTGGTGCTGCATTGACAGGTGGCGCTAATGCTGAAGCTGCTGCTGATAATAAAATTGGAAGTAGCATAGCTAATATGGCTAGTGGTATTGGTGGCTATGCTGCTTATCAAGGATTGTATGGGAATAGCGGGGCTAGTGGGCCTGTGACATATGGTGGCCCTAATGGCCCAACTCCATTTAGGACGGCTTAATCATGGCTGGATTAGAAGCTGATACTTCCTCATATAACCAACCGTTGCCTGTTTCTCCATTAGCAGGTGCTAGGGATATCGCTCAGACTAGGAGTGCTGTTCAAGGCAATATCAGTAATGATATTTCTATTGACAAGCAAAAGCTTGAATTGATGAATACTCAATTTGGGTTGATGAACCAAGAATTATCAACCATGATTGATGATCCTAACATCACTAAGTCACAAGCTGCTGAAAAATTAAATAGGTTTGCCACTACTTTAAAAATGCCTCCTGAGGCTGTTAAGCACATGATGGAGGAGCTTCAAGCTGCTCCATCTGTTAAAGTATTTTCTGAAAATGCTTTACGCAGGGGTATGGATACACAGCAGAGAATTAATCAACAGTATGGTGTTCCAGAAACTAGCAATGACGGTAGCGTAATTAGGCAAGGTGTAAGGGATCAACGTACAGGAGCATTTAAACCAACTACACAAATGCCTGTACAAATGCCCCCGACAACTCCCGGCTTTAATGAAGCCAATGAGCCTACGTTTCAAGGGGCTGCTGCGCCTTCTGGCGTATACCCTGCTGCGCCTACGCCTATGCCGCGCCCTCGCCCTGCGTTGCCCACAACTGGCCCTACAGGCGATACGGTAGATAGAACGCCTGTCACCCCTACCAACTTTGATAACCGCTTTGCTGGCGCTCTCAGGCCCGGCACAAGCCCCTTATTTGCTGAAGGTAAGGACGCTTATACTAAGGATCAGCTAGCATCTTCAGCCAAGGCTTTAGCCATTAAGCCTGCCATCCAAGCTTTAAAAGTGATGCCGGGATTAACAACAGGCCCCGGTACTGCTCAATGGAATGACTTAGTAGCTACAGCAAAGGCATGGGGTATTGTAGATACTAGGGCTGAAAATGATCCAACTGTTATGAGGCAGGAGCTAGAAAAGAAGCTAGCTCAGTATGTGGGCAACAGTTCTATAGCTCAAAGGTCTGATGCTGCTCAAACATTAGCTGAGGCAGGTTCTCCTAATCCTAAGAAGCAAATACTTCCTGCGCTACAAAGTCTGACTAGGGACGCAATAGCATTTGATAGAGTGCAAATGTTAGCTCCACAAGCTTTTAAAGGTAAGGATTACGAAAATTATATTAAGCATAAAGGAACTTTCCCTAACTCTATTGATGAAAAAGCATTATCTTTGGATTTGATGGATGAAAAGGAAAGAGACAAGTTAGTAACTAAAATGAAGTCTGATTACAAAAATGGTGATGGTGCTGCAAAGAAGCGAGCTACTAAGTTCTTTGAAAGCGTTCAAGCTGCAAAAGATGCTAAAATTTACGATTTGGATTAGTCATGGATTTAGATAGCATACTTTCGGAATACAAAGGTGGAACGCCTAAAGCTAAGACACAAGCTTTAGACATTGATAGTATTTTGTCTGATTTTAAAAGCACTACTAGCTTTGGTGGTACTGAAAAAGAGGCTGGAAAGCCTACTAAAGTTATTATCAATACTGACCCTAAGCCACCTATCTCTGGTATCTTAAAAGAAGCTTCAGACGAATTAAATCAGACTAGAGCTAGTAAAGTTGGAGGAGAAAATCCAAGGCGTTCTTTGCCCACAACTAGTATTCAGGAAAGTGCTTATGATGCTGACATAGCTGGAAAAGAAATGCTTTCCAGTGGCGTAGAGGATTTTAGCTCAGGCCATCCTTATAAGGGTGCTGGTAAGATTGCGCTTGGTGTTTTGATGCGCGTCACGTCTCCTATGACAGGTATCATAGAGGGAGCGGTGTCTAAACCAATAGCTGATATTACCGGCAGTAAAGATATTGGTGATAGGGCTGGCCTAATCGCTGGTATAGCTGTTCCTGCTGATAAGGGTGTGTCTAAAGTAGTTAAAGCACTTCCTAAAAATAAAGCTCTTTCAACTCTTGTAGAAAACATTGGGCAAGAAAATCTTCCTGCTGTTGTAGCAGCGATGAAGGCTAACCCTCGCTTAGCTCCTGCTGATTTGTCTCCTAGAGTATTACAGGATACTCAGCATTTATTTGCTAGCGATGGGCCACAGATTGATTATTTGGCTAAGACTTCTGGCAATCGTATGGTGTCTAGCAAGAATGCTGTTATTGATGCTTATGATACAACAGCAGGAGTGTCGCCTGATTTAGCCGGTAAGGTTCAAAGTCTGTCTGACGCTGCTAAAAAAGTTGGTAATGAAAAGATACAGCCTGCTATTAAGGACGCCAAACCTGTAGACGTTACTAATACTATGTCTGAGATAGATAAAGTTTTAAAGCCGGGTGTGAATAGTGTTATCAGTGGTGAAAGTTCTTTACCTTTAACCAATGTTAAAAAAGAGTTGGCTCAAATAAAAGCCATGCTTGGTAATGAAAAAGAAATGCGAACTAACGCCGCTGATTTGCATAGATTTCAATCTGGCTTACGTACTACAGCAGAAAGCTTAATGCGAAGTTCTACGGCTGCTGATAAAGAAATGGGTAAGTCTTTAATGGCTATCCGAAATCATTTGGTTACTGATATTGATAATGCAGCAGGAGGAAAATACAAACCTGCTCTTAGCAGCTATCGTGATGAAATGCACATTGCTGATAGTTTCCGCGATGGCTACGACGGTGTATTTTCTAGCTCTAAAAAAATGGAAAATGATCCATCGTTTACTAAAAAATGGTTTGAAAGTTTGACTGAGCATGAACAGCAAGCAGCTAGAGAAGGTGCAAGAGCTAGAATAGCAACTGAAATCGGAACAGCCAAAAATCCGGCTTTAGCTGGTGAAAGCATGGCCCGTTCTGATTTCAATAAAGAAAAATTAAAAATTCTTTTTGGTGAAGAAGAAGCTACTAACTTAATTAGAATTTTACAGGAAGAACGTGCAATAGCTAATACCCACAATAAGATTATTGAGGGTAGTCAAACGGCTATGCGTACTGCTTCTAAGGATCAATTTGCATTGCCTACAAAAAGCGATGTTGCTGGCGCAATGCTTCCAACAGCGTTATTAGAAGGTGCTAACATTCTGTCTAGTGGTGTACCGGGTATTGGCGCTGCTGCTTATATGGGTGCTAAAGGTGTTGCGTCAGTAAAAGATGCTGTAAAAATGAAATTGGCGAGGGAGCATAACGCTCGCTACGCTCAGTACGCCTTACCAACTGAAGGCCCTAGCCGCGATGAATTAATCAAGGCTCTTGAAACTCATATCCCAGGTCCCAAGCAATCGTTGCTCACTAGAGGGGCTAACAGTTTGAGTAGGCTTGTATCGCCATAATTTTATTTGTAAAACTATAGGGTCAGCTACTCGCCACTTTGCATAAGCCAATAAAATAAGTATTGTGGGCATCCATATTAGTCTGCGAAATTTAAAAATTATTGTTAGCAGGAACAAGATAATGAATAATTCCATTTTTAAAACTTTCTTCTTATCTTTATGCATTATCGCTAACACGTCTTTTGCTCAAGCGCAAACGGCTAGCATTCTTCCTCCTGCTAAAACTACATTTTTAGATAATAATGGAAAACCACTTACAAGTGGAAAAGTTTATTTTTATGTTCCTAGTACCACTACTCCTAAAACCACTTGGCAAAATTCAAGTGAGACTACAGCTAATACTAATCCTGTAATTTTAGATGCTGCTGGCAGAGCTTTAATTTATGGTGACGGTACTTATCGTCAAATTGTTAAAGATAGATATGACAATGTAATTTGGGATCAGGTTACTAGTTCAACAGGATCAGGCTCAACTTCTCCTACTGCTACTGGTGATGGTGATTTAGTTGGCACCATTAAGCCATGGGCTGGCATGACTGCGCCAAATCAGTATGCTTTTACTTATGGACAGGAAGTTTCCAGAACTACTTATGCTACGCTCTATACAGCTATAACTTCTAGTCAAGCTACGTTCTGTACATCTGGTAGTCCAACTTTAACAGGCTTAGGTGATACTACTAATTTTTGGATTGGAATGGATGTTGAAATAACTTGCTTAGCTGCTGGGCATTCTACGGTTATTTCAAAAACAGCTAGCACAGTAACATTAGCGGCTAATGCTAATGTTACTACAAATACTACTGCTATATTTTATCCATGGGGCAGAGGCAATGGGAGTACAACTTTTAATTTGCCAGATTTGAGAGGTTTTGCTATTGCTGGTAATAATAATATGGGTGGAGTAGCTAGTGCAAATTTAACTACTACTTATTTTGGAGCTACTGATCCTAACTCTATTGGTGCTTCTGGTGGAAGCCAAAGTAAAGTTTTACTTGCTGCTAATCTTCCTCCTCATACTCATACTTCTTCAACTCTTACTGATCCGGGGCACAATCACAGTATAGGCATATCAGCTACTCAACTTAATCCGGGCGCTGGTGCTGGAACACTTACCGTTACTGGTAGTAGTAATACTAATTCTAATACTACTGGAATAACTCTTTCTGCATCAACTGGAAGCAATTCATCAGGAGTTTCAACTCCATTTTCAATTATTCAACCAACTAAAACTTCAAATTATATTATTAAAATTACTCCTGATACAAATTCTGCTACAGCTAGTGGAGTTACATCTTTAGGTGGGATGACAGGTGATATTGCTTGTGGTGATGGTTTATTGTGTACAGGAAATACTATTAGTAATACTTTTATAACTTCTGCTCCTGTAATACCTGTTAAAAATCCTTCTAGTGGTAATCTAGTTGGCACTGGTTGCTCAAGTGCGCATCAAATTTGGTGGGTAGATCAAAATTTGTGTATGAATGCTGATGTATTTAGATTTACATCTACTGATCCTAGTGCTTATTGGACTGCTACTTTTGGTGGTACAGCAACTCCCGGTGATACAATTAGACTTACTTTTACTTTTGCTGGTGTATGTGTTGCCGGTTGTAATGTGGATTATGTTATGCAGCCTGCTGATACTATAGCTAATATTGGGCCGGGATTGTCATGCGCGATAGCAAATGACAGCAGGCTATATGATTTAAATGGTGGTGTTTGTACAGCAGGCATAGTCCCTGTAAATTCTGGTGGATATTCTACAAGTAAGATGATTGGATATGTAGTTCATACTGGAACAACTGGATTAGCATTAGATTTTAATTCTACTGTTGCATTAGCTGCTACTGCTACTGTAATTGGTGCTGCGACTGAAACTGTTACAATAAATAATACGGATTGTGGAGTTCGCTGCTCTTATGCTCTGGATAATAATCCTGCTATTGAACTTAGGCGAGTAGCTGGTATAGCTCCTCAACCGGGAAGCATAATAGCCGCAATATACGCACAAGGAGCAACTTCAGCTTGCACAACATCTTATTGCCTTAACTATGGTTCTATTACTAATTGGGTTGGCAATTCTACCGCTGCTTCAATCCAATCTGCTTGGTTGATGCAAACACCTGATACGTCTGGAACAATGGCGAATGGCTTTTGGTTTGGTCAGGGAATTTATGCCAATGCTGGCGGAGCTCCGTTTTCTTCAACTTCTACTAAAGATATGGGCGGTAATACCGTTACCCTTGGTCAAAACGGCTGCTATTATATTGGGTATCTCGTTAGCGGCACCACTGGCAACAGCATTTGCCAGAATACCGGGTCTGGTCAATTTATCGTATCGACCACAACTGATAGCGTTGTTATCTCGTCGGCTGCTGGTGTCGGTATTAATATTACGCCAACAGGAAGTGCTTTTGTTTCTTCGCTTGGTGGATTTTTCTCAGGTTTACAAGTTCCCACAACAGGAAGTGGTATCAGTTTAACTGGTGGTGCAACACCAGCTATTACTGCGCGTAACTACGCTACATCTACTGCGTTACCATTAAGTTTAAATGGTTCTAATGTCGCTCTTGGTGCTGCTGGTACGCTAACTCCACTAATCTTCGCTAATGCTACTAGTGGTACTATCACATTACAGCCTGTTGCTGGTGCTTTAGGAGCAGTAACTTTATCTTTACCAGCAACCACAGGAACACTTGCTATATCCGCAGGGGCGAGTATTCCTAGTATAGCTACTGGCGATATTTTATATGGCTCAGCTACAAATACACTTTCTGCACTTGCTGATGTTGCAACAGGCAATGCTTTAATTTCTGGTGGTGTAGGTGTGGCTCCTTCATGGGGTAAGATTGGCATTTCTACGCATGTTAGTGGTCTTGGCACAGGAATAGCTACTGCTCTTGCTGTTAATACCGGATCAGCGGGTGCACCAGTCCTATTCAACGGTGCTTTAGGAACACCGTCTAGCGGTACGGTGACTAACCTTACAGGCACCGCCAGTATTAACATTAATGGAACAGTTGGCGGGACTACTCCAGCCGCAGCTGCGTTTACTACGATTACCGGTTCTGGAAATGTTATCATCACCAAGACGACTGGTGTATTAAGCGAAAACATGACCTCCAACGATTCTAGTGTGCAGGTGTCGTACACAGGGAGTGGTGGTGTTGCATACTACATGAAGGACAGTGCGGCCGGGGCCGACGTAAAGTATTTTTCTCTTTTGAGCCAATCTGGTACTACGGCATTTAATACACTAAGCGATGCTGGTGCACTTCAGGGTACATTTATTTCGATGGCTCATAGTGCTACTGCTCCAGTGACAACATTTCCGACAACTACGGACGCCACATCTTCTACAGCAGCGGCTACTGTGTTTTCTGGCGGTATAGCCGTTGCAAAAAAGATGTATATAGGTGATAGCATTTTTATGGCTACAGCCACAAAAACACTAACACTTAAGCAAGGTGCTAACGGCACCGTCGGGACATTTGTTTGTACCAGCGGCGGTACTATTACTATCAACAATACGAATGTTGCCATTACTGATGCAATCATCATTAGCTTAAACACGGTAGGAGGGACAATCTCAACAAATCCAACTGTAAACGCTATTACTGCATCTACCAGCTTTACCGCTAAGTGTGCTACTAGTGATACATCTACCTACAATTATGCTATTATTAAAAATGCAGCCTGAGGAGAAATTTAAAAAATGAAATATTTAATAGTTGTTTTGTGTTTAATCTCTACTTCATGTTTTGCTCAAGAAACTCAGCAACGTATTGAAATTACTTTAGGTAAACTTATTATTGAAAATGCTACATTAGCTAGTAATGTTGAAAATTTAAATAAGCAAGTTGCTGATTTAAAAAAACAGCTTGCTGATAAGGATAAAGATAAGGATAAGAAATGAACAATAATAAAAAACCAAAAGATTTATTGACTTGTGAAGTTTGCAAGCAACAGCCAGAAAGTTTAGCTTTTGATGTTTCTCAGTGTATTTTAAAATGTCCTTTTAAGAGTGCAAAAACATGACCACATTAGCTGATAAAATTCTAAAGCCATCAGATACTCTTAAAATGGGTATGAGTGGTGGCTTAGTTGAGACTGCTCAATTAGAATTAGCTAAGCGTGGATATTCTTTAAAAGGTACTGGTTATTTTGGTCCTGCTACTGATACAGCAGTATCAACTTTTCAGAAACGTAATAATTTAAAACAAGATGGTGAATTAGGACCAACTACAGCTAAAGCTATAGACCTGTCTCCTTTAGTTGGTTCTGTTTCAATTATTAAACAAGAAGAAATATCGCGTCCTCTTTGGTTAGAAGCTGGAATTAAGTTGATTGGTTTACGTGAAGGAACTGGAAAATCTGATAATAAAACTATTATTGATTGGGCTATAAGTGAAGGTGGTAATATAGCTGATACTTATACTCATGATAACATCCCTTGGTGCGCTCTATTCGCCAATCATATTTTAACTAAAGTGGGATTAAAGGGGACAGAAACGCTTTGGGCTTTAGATTTTGCTGGTAAATGGCCTGCGATTAAGCTAGCAGGGCCAGCAGTTGGAGCGTTTGCACCAATGCTCCGTAATGGCGGTGGTCACATTACAGTAGTTGTGGGCAAAGATCAGCATGGGAATATTATGGGGTTAGGTGGAAATCAGAGTGATGCTGTTACAATAGCTCCTTTTGCTCCTAGCAGATTAAATAAAGGTTACTGGTGGCCTAAGGATGTTGCTCTTCCTCAATTAATTGGTTTTAATTTATTACCAATTGTTAAAAGTAATGGTAAGTTATCTGGCAACGAAGCATAAGGGGATTTTTAAAATGGCATTCTCAGTAGAAACTGTTGGTAGGCTTTGGGCGTCAGGACGTAATTATGTCAATTTAGGTATTGGTTTTGCTTCTGGTATTGGCATTTTATCGGCTGCTCAAAACAAAGGTATCACTGACGCACTAGGACAAATTTATGATGGTGTAGCTCAAGTTGTTACTGGTGCTACATCACTTTGGCAAATTGTAGCTGTTGTTTTGGCTCCTATCCTTGGTCCTATTTTAGCTCGTATCGCTAGCAATTCTGCTAAAACTGAAAATCAAGCTGCTGCTGTTAAAGCTGCAATAGCTGACCCTAATACTCCAGTAAGTGTAGAAGCTAAAGCTGCTGTATTAGATGCTGCATTTAATCTTCCTGAAGTTCCTCTTGATCAGAAACTTAAAGTAACTGATCCTGTATTAGCTATTAAAACTTCTTCAGATAACGTGGTTTCAGTAAAATGAAAAAAATTGTAGTAATTGTTTTAGCTCTCACTTTATCAGGTTGCGCTACTCAGTTTGGTACTCGCATCGCTGATACTATTTCTGCTGTATCTAATTTTAGTGTTACTCAAGGCCAATTGGATACAGCTCGCTTAACTTACAATGGGGCTGTATTAGCTCCATTGCGCCGCTATGCTTTATTGCCGCGTTGTAAGACAGGACAAAGTATTAGTATTAATCTTCCTTGCCATGATCGCGCTTTACTTAAGAAGCTTCGCAGTACTGATAAAATTATAGCTGCTGGTTTTTATGATACTCAAATTAAAATTGATATTGGAGACAATAGTGGTGCAGTTTTGGCTTATGATACTTTAATGACAACTATAGAATTAGCTAAAACTTTAATTGGCAAATCTGGAGTTAACGTATTATGATTGATGTTGCAGCAATTAAATTAGCTATAAGTTTAGCTATGACAGCTTATCAATTAGGTAGAGATGCAGCTCCTTATATTAAAATGGCTTACGAAATTCAGTTCAAAAATAAAGTTTTGACGGCTGAGGAACGTAAAGCTATGGAGGATCAGGAACAATCTTGGCGCTCTGCGATTGATGAAATTATAGCTGCTGATGATTTGGCAGAAGATTAAAATTTTAAAACTGATCCATTCGATCATGGCTAGGGAGCTTTATCTATTATGGATCAGGAATTGCTTAAGTTGGGAATTGCAGGTTTAGTCTGTGTAGTACTTTGGATTATGCTAGCGAAGTCTGAAAAACGAGAAGAAAAAAAGGATATGCGTATTCAATTGTTAGAAAATCAATTGAGAGAAAGCTATGACGAAAGAGTGGCAGCAGCCGATAGAATTGGTGGTGCTATTCATGACAGCGCAAGTGCTGCAAATAACGCAGCAAAAGCTTTAGAAATTCTAACAGATGAAGTAAAAGGGTTACGGAATGGATAAGATATTAAAACAATTCAAACGTATCTATTCCGATAGTGGGAGCAAGGATATAGACTTCTCTGCTCAAGAGGAACGATTGCGCTTAGCTGACAATAGGCTAACCCAAGCCACTCAGGAGCTAACCCGCGCTGCTGACCGGCTCAATGACGCGGCTTTGGGGGTAGATCGCAAAGCCAAGCAACTGCACTGAGGATTGACAGAAACAGGGGCAGCATTCGTTAAAAAAGCTAAAGGCTCCCGAAGGAGCCTTTATTTTTGGGGCCTGTCCTTGAACCGCGCGACGTGAACTACCCCGGCTGCTATCCCTGCTAAGCAGGAATGCCATAAAGCCTACCAAACTTGTGTCCAAACTTAGCCGTAGCGTCCTTTTCCATTACCCAAATAACTTTCCAAGGATGGTAGCTAACAATGCTCCTCATGCTGTCGATATCATAGCCGCTATCAAATACCATATGATTGGTACACATATCCAGCTTTTCGCCCAAAAGAGCCTGCTGATCTTCGTCCTTATGAACGGTGCAGAAGTATTGAGCCATTTGAATTTCTCCATTTGCTGTGCCGATAATCAGACTATGGACGGTTCACTTAAGTTAGTCAACACTTATTTTAAAAGTTTTTGCCTAGCCTGCCATGCCCTGATATGAGGCAGTCTTTTAGCGTTCCCGCAAGGCTTGCAAATCAGCTTAGGTCTGAGCCGTCGCATATAGCTGAAATCATGCCCACAAACCTGACATTTGCTTATTTGGGGTACTGGTTTACGGATTGTGCGGGGCATTAGGAAAAATATCTATAAATATCTCGCCATTGCTCATATGGTATATAGTAAAAGCTATCAGGCCACATTCCAATTTTAATAGCTAACTGTTCCTTAGCCTCACACTGATAAATCATTGAGCGAGCTTTAGAAGCCTGTCTTAAGACTTCTATAGCTTCTAGCTCTGATATAATGTTATTTATGCTACCCAAAACCCAAACGCCCTATTGTCATGAGGAGCAGCTTCAAAAGTGTACTCACGAAAACCACCACCAAAATCAGCCTTAATCTTGTCACCGGGAATTGCGCCCATGTGATAGGCGCGGCGCACTAGATCAAGAGTTGTTCCATTAAAGCTAAAGCTTTTACGTCCAAGCTTTGCTTTGCTTTCAATGTACTGTCCAATCGAACCAATCATTTTAGGCTTAGCCATGTGCTTGCTCCATCTGTTATTGATAGAGTATCAGGATTGAAAATTAAGTCAACACTTATTTTTAAAAGAATGAAATTTGTTTTGGGCGGCTTAAATACCCAATATCCTCCAGTATTTCCCTAGTATATTTGATATACCAATCATAGTTTATATCCTCAGGGAAGCTCTCTGGTAGGTCTAAACAAGGTTTGGCTCCTTCGCTACCGGCTACGGTATTGTTAGCCTGTACCGTTTGTATAGTCCCTGTTTCGCCTTTGGCGTAGTACCATCTGAGGACGCGGCCAAGGTAAACCCCGTTCTTATGGGCACCGGGAGCCTTAGCCTGTCTAATATTCACAAACCTAGTAAAGTTCTGGCACTCTTTAATAGTCTGCTCAATAGGCACGCCTTTAGCCAATAAAGCCTCTACCGCATCAGAACATATTTGCACAGTCGGATTAACGTCTAATTGAGTGCCTGACTGTGAACCTACTTCAGCGTATGGATTGCCCTTCTTTTTGACTTTACCATCTAGCTTAACCGCAAAGTAGGCGTTAACATCCCTCGCATAATAAGCACTGTATTTAGTTTCCTCTGTTACAAATCCACTGATGCTTTCCCAATGCTTGTAAATCTGCTCATAGGCTGCTTCCTTAATTGTGGGCACAAGCATAACAATGCCGTCTGTGTTAGCAGATACTACTTGTATGCCTTCCAACTCAAGACTTTCTATTAGCATCAGTAATGCCAATTGTCCGGTCACTGTCATTTGTATAGTCAAATCAGGAGAATACAAAATTGACCATATGTCACTTAATTTTCCAGAAGTTCCGTTGATTGTGATTTTTTTTCCTTTGTCATTAGCGGTCAATTGTGTATATTGACGCTTTAGCTCCGCTAGTTTCAACTCTAATTCTTGACGGCTCATAAAACACCCAATAAGTATTAAACTTGTTAGACTTTTCTGAATTTTCACTTCTGGTTAAATATTGTAAATTTCTTAATACGTGTAAACCGCTAATCAGTTTTCCATGCAGTGGATGAATATGATCTATGGATTTTCCATTAGGACAATTTATGTAAAATTTATTTATAGCTTTTTTGTTTGACCACAAAGGCGTTCTTTTTGACTTAGATAAATTGTAATGCCTAACGTGGGCAGTAGTTGCGTGAGGATTGGCGGCTCTCCACTCTTTAGACTGTTTATTGTAACGTTCTTTATTTTCTATATAATTTTTCTTATTTAAGTCGGCTTGTTTTTCTTTATGAGACTTGTAGTAACTTTTCATTTTGTCCAATTGAGAAAGTCTATTTTTATTATACCACTCAGCATATATTGATTTTAAACATTGCTTACATCTATTGTCATCAACTCTAGCTGCTCTGCCTTTTCTAGCATTTCTAAAAGGAAATAAACTCGTATCTTTTTCTACGTTACAAATTTTGCATATCATAGTAACGCCAGTCAAAGGTTTTACTTTAAATTTAGCCATTTAATTCGCTCAACTGTTTCTCTAATTCATCTATTTGCTTCTTAACTATAGCAGCTTTTCTTTTATCTTCAAGTCTGCCCAAAATCAATTTCTCAAACGCCACAAGGAAATTAGGGCCACAAGAAGTAGGGTATAATCCAAGCGTAGTGATTAAGCGAGGGTAATAGCTGGCAACGTCTCTATCAACTAGCGTAGCTTTATCATCACTCTTATAGGCTACAGTTTTTTCAGAGCTATGCAAACCCCCAATGCCAATTCTGTAGTAACCATTATTTACTTTTACGGCTCCTGTTACTTCCTCTGGAATATCCATTTTTCCCGATGGCTGCACAGTAAACTTAGCCATGCGTATGCTCTCTAGCAGCTTCTTAAGCTCTGGCGTTTGATAATTTATATAGTGAGGTACTGAGTACCTAAAAACTGTACCGCTCTCTACATCATTCTTAGAAGGTCGCTTGCCATTTAGTTTGGCAACTTCTTTAACTAAAATCACTTCTGCGATCTGAGCATCTGATTTGCTCATAAGGTTTTCATGGTATTCATTACCCAAACTTTCGCGTAGGTCCAAACGCTCTTTCATGAAATCAAAAAGCTGCTCAGTAATGTCAAGCTGATTACAATTAAACTTTTTAAGCTCCTCTATCTCAAAATCAGATAACTCTTTGTCAACGTCAAAGGGTTGCTCTTGAATGCTCTCAGTATGAAGCCTAGCCCCATAAAGTTTAAGGCTTCCCTTCAATGGAGCAACTTCCAGCAAATCTACATGAGAAGTCACATGAGTTAAAAATTTATATTCTTTTTTTAACTCATGATCTCTCATGTTGTTTAAAATTAAATCATTTGAAGCTGATTTTATTGTATTGGTATTTTGATTATAATACGCCAGCCATATCATTAACAAATCATATTTAATAGAATTAAAACCTACTGTTTTATAATTGAATAGTAACCATGATAAAAATTTTGGGTTAAAACTTAAATTATTTCCACATTCTATATTTAAAAATTTTCCATTTATTTTTACTGTTAGCAAAAAATAATTTGGGTACACTTCAACATTTATAAATGCAGGATGTTTAGTAAAACTTAAAATTTCATTATCTGTTAAATACAATCTATCTTTAAATGTTCTAGGTCTGTATGGTTTTAACTCTACTTTTTTATTTAGAGTTATAAAACCTTCACTATCTGTATATCCGCCCATTTTTCTTCCAATTCTTTAGCGCGTCTGTTTTGCTGAGCTAACTTCATTTTAGCTATTTGCTCAGGTGGGTGCTTTCTTCCTATATTTTTTCCTTTTTTAGCTTGAGAAATTTTTAAACCGATAGAAGGGTCGCGAGTTCTGTTAGCTTGAGCTTCGGACATTCTTTGCTTTGTTTCTTCCGAATGCCGTTTTCCAGTTTGTCTATTTCTAGCTTTAATTCTAAAATCTTCAGAAAATACTTTTCCTATATTGCTACCAGCAGTAGGGTTTAGATTATAGCCATTAGGTCTGACACAATTTAGTCTATCAATCCAATGTTGCTCACGTTCTAATAACTTCAATTTATCACAAAGTTCTAACACTTCAAAAATAAAATTAATTTCTCCATATTTATTCCAAGCATTTTGAAGATATTCATTCTTGTGTTTATTAACTCTTAAATCTTTAATGTGATCTATTCTGCGTCTATATAAGTTTATAGCACTACCTACGTATAGGTGGCCTGTTACAAAATTAATAAAGCGATAAATTCCGGAAACTCTAGGAGGTAAATTAGAGTTAGCAGGTCTACCTAAAGTCATTGTTGCCTTTGCCTTCCTGAAATAACCCCTCTAACACTATCTCCAACAAAATACAAACAATAACTACTATCAGCAACTCCATTAGCCATATAATCCACAGACTTCACATGAGGCTGCATTATTTTCAACTGCTTAATTGGATAAACAAATCCAGCAGGAATACCGCTACACTCATACGTAGCTCCTACTCCTTCATCAGCATGACTGCACAAAAGATTGAGCCTAGAATACACATTACCATCTTCACTAAACGCAGCTACGCTATCCAAAGCTTTAAAAAAGTTAGCGTCTATTGTCCATAGATTAGCTTCACGATTTAAGATGCGCGATACATCAGGCCATTCATCAGCATACAATTGCGTCCTTAGCCAGCATCCATCTTCAAACCAGAATGTAGCACTAGAGCGGCTAAAACCAAAGCCAGTTAAATTCTTTTTCTGCTTACTCAACGCTTTTACAAATTCCTTAGGCAATGGCACATTAGAAGGAAGGTCCAAACCATGCCAGCACTCTAATAGCATTACGCGATTAGTTGAAATAACAGTGCTGCCGTTCATAAGCACAGATGCCGTTATGACGTGCTGAGCATTCTCATTAGCCAATACTCCAACAGCTTCCACAGCTTCTTTAAATTTGTTTGTAATGCCCACAATCATAGGGTCAGGCTCAGCCACTTGCATAATGCTAGGATCAAGGCAAGGCACTACCGCTTTAAATTTACCCGATTTGACGGATAGTCTACTGTTGTCCAATTGGGTAAGTGAATAATTTTCGTCACATTTTGACAGGGCGTCAAGTAGCAACAGAGTGTGGGGATGACATACGATATCTTCAGCGATAGGACTACCAGCAGCAACAATGCCATTAAAAGCAATAGCCCACTTATTTCTAAGCCCGATATGGGTTTCATAGGGCGCTCCTATTTTCTCACTGACACAGCTACAGAAAGTTAAAGCTGAGAGAAGTCCTGATTTTGGAGCTTCTTGTTTTTGCGTTCTAGGTTTTGGTGGCAATTTAAAACCCCTCTAACTCTCTTGCTTATATTGCTACGGTCTAGCTTGTATCGCTTAGCTAGCTCCCCGTAGCTGGCTCCTCTTATCCTATCTAGCACTAGAAAATAATTTACTACAAGCTGATATTCTTTGATGCCTTTTGTGTTATAATTAAATCTTCCTGCTGCGCATTCTTTGCATTGATTGGTATGGCCTAGATAGCGGTTTACATTTTTGTGAAAGTCTGCTAGCGGTTTAGATTGTTTACAGCTTATGCAAGTTTTACTTAACACTTACGCACCTAATAAGGTATGTTGTCCGAATGATCTTCACAGCCGCAAATTATAATTTTAGTAGGAGGGCGCATTTTATACTTACCGCATAGCTGTTGCAAATTATTTGGTGGCCCTTCTATCCAATGCTCGCAATTCATACAGCTTCTAAATAATCCAATATCATCCATTTTACCAGCTAAAATTAGAGCTAGTTTGTTCATAGCATCTTTGCGTATGCTATCGGTTAGTATGCGTTCTGCGTCTGTCAAAACTCAGCCCCCAAAATCTCAGGATGTAATTTATTGACATGAACCCTAATAAACCTTGGACATTTTAAATTACTGGTATACTTAAGTGCTTCATCAATAGTCGATGGTGGTTCATCCTTGTGCCGCCTTCTCCACCAATCTCTAGCCATCTTACCCGCCATCCCCGAATGCTCTAAGCATACCCATTCTTTGTATGGAAGTCCTACAGTATAGTATGTAACTTTTAACGTAGGAGGTTTGCCAACTTTAGCAGGATGCTTTTCGTAAGTTGCTCCGATAACATTTATAGTTTCTATTTGTGGGGTTGGCTCAGTAGCGGCATTTTTTAAAAGTTGTTCTGTTCCGGGGCTAGCTACAATTTTAACGGCAAATGAAAAATCAGCTTCACAGTTACAACAAATTCTAGCAGAAATATGATTATATGCTCCACACATTTCACAAATTTTTATTGGTGTCTCCCCGTTTCCTTTTCCTTTTTTATTAGGAATGCGAGGGTCATTTACTGCTCCCAATCTTGATACGTTTCTAGCAAAATCTAAGCATCTGCAATCAGGCTTAGGCCCGTATTTTATAGCAGCTAATCTACCTTGTATAGAATTTAAATCGTAACCTTCTCCGTATACCGTTCTTACCCCTCTACCGTATTTTTGAACGTGACGCGGTATGCTTAATGTGGGCTGCAAATCAATAATTAAATCTACTCCGGGATGGTCAAACCCAATTGCTATTTTAGAGAAAGAAACAATAGCTTGAAGCTCATAATTTTTAAAAGCTTCTAAAGCTTTTTCGTTATATTCAGCGTCACGTTTAGAATGCACTGGCGCGCAGTCAACACCAAACGCTCCAAGTTGCTCCGCAATATGCTCAGCATGATTGATGCCTGACGAAAATATTAACCAAGAACGTCTATTTTTTCCAGCGTGAACTGCTTCTTGCAAAGCCTTAAACGTTATGTCTGCTTTATCTACAGCACCTTGTAATTGAGTAGCTACAAACTCTCCATTTTGTATTCCTACATCAGATACGTCTAACTGTGTTTTTGTAATAAAAGGAATTAGCGGACAAAGATACCCCTCTGCTAAAAGTTTATTAAAACCTTCCATAGAAGTCATATCATAGCAAATATCAGTAAATAGCCCATTGTCAGTAAGCAGTCCTTGCCCCATTCTATACAGAGTTCCTGACATGCCCACAATTTTTACAAATGGGTTAATCAGCTTCATGATAGCAAGAAAAGCCAAATATTGAGAATTTTCGTCTTGCGATACTAAATGAGCCTCATCTATTATTATTAAATCACGATGCCCAAATAATTGAGGGTTTCGCGCCATTGATTGAATAGAGCCACAAATAATATTGTGGGCAGTATCTTTTCTTTTCAGACCAGCACTGTAAACCCCTAATGGGGCTTCAGGCCACACGTCTAAAATTTTTTTAATATTTTGTTTTAAAATTTCTCCAACGTGAGACATCAAAAGCAATCGCTGGTTAGGCCAATGCTTTAGTATTTTTTGAAAAAATAAAGCAGGTATAATTGATTTTCCTGTGCCACAAGGCAAACCAATTAAAGGATTACCAGAATGAGACATAAAATAATTATATACAGCATCTATAGCTTCAGTTTGATAATAGCGAGGTTGGATCATGGTAAAAGAACACCAGCCCAATGCTCTCCTCTTACTGTCATATTTTTACTATTTTCAGTAATCCAATAAACTCTCTTACCTTGTATTCTTGCCCACAATACTTCTCTTTTTGTGCTATCACCAATGTAGCTGTCAACGTCTATAACTACAATAGCTTCTGAGTTTAAAATTTTATCTAAGTGGCACAAATCTAGAATTGTTTTTTGATCCTCGCTATACCAATTTTTGTTATTTTCCATGAACGAGGGGTATACAGCTAGAGCGTATATAGTATGCCCTGCTAGTGTTAAATCTTTATTCCACTTGTGAAACATACCTTCAAACTTAGCAGAGCCGCAAAGTGTAATTCTCATGCTGCTTTCCCTTCATATTTTTCAAACAAGTCAAATTTACACGTAGTCAATCTAAAATTATTAGCTCCTACTAATGTAGCACCAAAACAACCTCTTTCTTCAACAGCTTTGGGATGCATACAAAAAGCATCCATATCCATATCAGCAGACCAAAATTTACAATCTCTACAGTTTATATCGGTAGCCATAAGTCGCATCCTTTCTTGATCCATTCACTAGGAATATTTGAATTGTGGGCAGAACAAAACCATTCTGCATTTTCTACAGGACTAGCATTCCTACAACTCCTACAATTCTTCTCTACTTGTTCATTACCGTGACATATGCCAACGTAATCACAAAACTTACATTCGAATGCAGCCGGGTTTTCGCTAATCCTTGGCAAAGGCTCTTTAGAAAATATAATCTGCTCAGCTTTCTTTTCTAACTGAGCGCCGTAATTCCAATCAAGCTCAACAATTTTAATTACTATATCGCTATCATTTTTGTTTTCGATTAGATACAGGCCATACTTCAACCCATACTTATAGCCATACTGAGACATTTGAGCGAAATGTTCAGGCTTAGCTTTTTGTACGCCTTCCTTTGCTAGCTTTTGAAATGCTGGTCCTGTGTTGTTCGTTTTGAACTCATTGAGAAATACCAAATCTTCATTAAGCTGATATCGGCTTGGAGCTTTACACATGCCGTCCAGTGATCCGCCATAGTGGCCCATAGCTCCCGATATTCTAAACTGCTTACCATCTTCAGCAAATTCTTTAACCTCAAAACCAACTCCTCTGAGATAGCTGATAAAACGTGGCTCAGCAGTATGGCCTACGTTGAACAATCTTAAAATTTGTCCTGATGGAGCTACAGCTTTAACCCATCTAAATTTATACCACAGCATACGCCAGCATGGCTTACCAAGCTCAGAAGCTCCTAAATGATTTCTATGCCCATGCTCGTAATAATCGCGGCAAAATGCTTCAACATCATTAGCAATCATTCCTTCTAGGTTTTCGCGGTCTGTTGGGTTGGAAAGGTCTAAAGTCATTGTGTGGGTACATTCCAAGGTTTAAAGTTTATAAGAGCGGCAGGAGGAATGATGGACCAATTACCGCTAAATTGAATAGCTCTATCATCAATAGTTAAAAATGCAGGAGGTTTTTCATTAGCAAATTCAAAATCTTTATATGAAATAGCAGGACATTCACTACAACCTTTTACAGGGTCGTGATACCAAATACCCCATTGATGTTTAAGCCAACTCCACATTTGAGTGCGTCCTTCGGCAGTTTTACTACGCGATGAATAAATTACTAAATTAAAATATTTATTAGCTTCAGCAGCCCATTCAAAAAATCCGGGGGTTACAGTTCCATAAATATCTCCATTCTGCCAGCCTTTCTCATAGCTATGAATTACACCATCAAAGTCTATGCAGATTATTGGTTTAGTCATTTATTTAATTCCTTATAAAAAGAGATTGCTAAATTGGGTCACTTAGCAATCTCAAGTTTGTTTAACCGTTACTACTGCTTATTGTTAACCGGCATTAGCAAATTCTTTAGCTAACTCTTTAGATTTATTTAAGTAAGCTTCAGATGCTAATTCTAAACTATCATATACACCTAAAAATATTTCTCTTTGATTATGTTTAATTCTAGCTGAGAATTTACCATTTTTAAGTTTTCTAACTCCTTTAGCTCCGCTAGTGTTATTTTTAGGTTTGTTTAAATTATAGTGATTTAATTGATTATCAGCTTCTCTTAAATTATCCCAAGCATTGTGATGCTTTATATTGTCTTTATGGTCTACTTGATCTTTAGGCCATTCACCAGTCATATAAAGCCAAGCTAATCTGTGAACTCTATATTGTTTTCTGTTAATTACTAATAGTAAATATCCTTTTTCATTTGGAAAAACTGAACACGCTACACCATTAGCATAAAATAATTCACCAGTTTCAGGATCATATTTATATAGCTTTAAAAGTGTAGCGTGTTCTATCATTTATAAAACCTATTATCTTGATCCCCAAGGTGGAGCAGCATTCTGCTGCCCTCCTCCGGGTGTCCAAGCCTGCCCCTGAGGAGCAGCATTAGGAGCCTGCTGAGGAGCACCAGTAATTTGCTGAGGCTGTTGATTAGGCTGGCCCCAGCCTCCTCCCGGCTGCTGCTGAAGGGGCTGGCCTTGAGGCTGAGCTACGTTCTGCTGAGGTTGTGCAAATCCCTGCTGCTGGGGCTGCTGAGCAGCTTGAGCAGGCTTGCTAGGATCATTACCAGCCATATCATAGACACGCTTAAGCTCAGTGTATCCTTTAGCATTCGGATTATCAGGGCTAGGCTCCTCTCCCTTCTGGTAGCCTACATCCATCAGTCCCTTACCACCACGCAAAGCAGCACATTCATTATTGCCGTTAATCTGATAAATATTAACAGCGCGGCAAAGAGCGGAAAGCTGACCGTAGGCAATTTCTACAGCTTTAGAGTTGGCGTTATGAATGTTATAGCGTTGAACCACCGTACCCATAGGCGAGGTAAGTTCAACTACCAGCATTGCGCCAGTCTTATCCTTAGTCTCAACAATAGAAGTTGCTGAGATAGTAAAAGGAACTTTTTGGGCTGGTGGATGGGCAGACATGCCCTGATTTGGTTCGTATTGATTTGCGTTGAATTGAAACTGAGGGGCTTGCATTAGTTGTTTTCCTTACTTGGTGATTGACTTGTTTAGATATGCTTTAGCTAACGTAGAGAACATTTCTTCTCCCCAATTACCTAAAGCTGCGTTCATGCCAAAACAAACTAGTCTGACATTTTCTTTAGTATATCCTAGTTCTGGAATTTTTCTATCCAAACTAGGTGTCATAGGATTTCTTCCTCGCTTTTCAGATAACTGTTTAGATAACATCAAATCAGTTAATTCGCATTTTCCAATTTTCAGTTTTTCTAAAATGAAATCTTTATCTAAATCAAAAGCTAAGTTATTCTTTTTAGCTCTGTCTTTAGCATAATTTAAAAGCAAAGTAGCTGTCCCAGCTACAGTATCGGAATAATTTCTCCATTGTTGCTTAACTCTTTCCGTGTTTCTAGCATAATGAGCTTTTTGTTTATAATTATTTTTACATTTTACTGAGCAATATTTAGCATCGCTTCTTTTATACAAAACAGGATCATCACACTCTAAACACATCATTGTCATTTCGTGATACTTTTCACGGCCCACATTACCGCTTCTTCAATCTTTGTCTTAGCTAAAGACATTTCGCGGCTAGTAGGCATAGTTTCGATAAGAGTTAAAAACTCTAAACCCAAATCTTTAATTGCAAGCATTTGAGCTTTTTCGGCATCAGACAAAATTTTGTACTGATGACGCAATGTATTGTTTGCAGTGCGTTCGTTGCTTTCTGAATTTACATTTTCAGTCAAGCTAAAATCCTTTCCAAGCGAGCAATCTGCTCTTGAAGTTTAGTTTCTAGTTTCGTGGTAACGTCGTCAAGTTGAGCGGATAGTGATGCTATTTCTGATTTGGTTTTAGCGTATTCTTCAAGACTGACACGCTTAGTATACTTTCGTTTCTTTGCTTTCTTAGCCATTACCAACCATCCTTTGCTTCAGTAGCAGGAGGAGCAACTACAGCAGGCTTTTCATCCTTAAACGCCTTAAGTCGCTTGTGAAGATAATTCATGCGGTCAAGAGCATCTTCAATATTGATTTCATCCATTTCACGCGCTACGCACATGATTAAAACTTTAACTTCATCTTCAGTCAAGTTGCAAGCTTTAGTGTCCATTGTCAGTACCTTTCAAATAAGCTTCAAATTTCTTAGCTGCTATTACAACTTCATCAGCATTAACTTTAACTTTTCCTGTTTCATCATAGCCCTGCCCGCAACCACTCTCAATAGCACGGTCTAGCGCAGTTAGCCTGAGCTTTGGTATCTTTGTCCAAATCTTCCATAATTTTAATATCCCATAATTGAAGTAGCGTTAATTGCTTTAGTAACTAATTTCCCAAAATGAGGCTCCTCAAATTCATTAAGGTTTCCAGTTCGATTGCGAGCAAGAATATTCATATTGCCCACACACTGAAATGCTAATTGCTCCCCCTGCATACCCGGTACATTTGTTTTGGCAAGTCGCAAGATAAAATCATACAAGAATGGAACGTCAATATTTAAAACTTTACCGGGAAAGTAAGGGCGGCGTAATGACTGATATTCTACATCAGCTATTTCTTCTTTGCAAATAAGATAGATATGTTTTTCTTTAACGTAAAAGAGCGTTCGTAAATGCTCCATAGTATTTGTAGCCATTTCTCCATAGGCTTGCATACCGTGCTTTTTGTTTCCAGCGTTGCTAGTGCCTTTGAGAGAGGCTTGCAAATACACGTCAGCCATATAGCTACCGCTATCAATAGCCAGCGTATCAAAATTTTTAGTTTCTGCTGAATTAAAAAACCACTGAAAGAAACCGTCTATTGATTTGGCATCGTGAGCCAAGTATGTGGGCACAGTGGAGCTACGCATACTGAGCAAGCCCGGCTCAATGGATAATAGCAACGGTCTAGGGGCAGTCTGAATTAATGGCGTCTTACCACAGCCAGCAGGACCATATACAATTGCTTTGCAACCGAATAATTGCACATGGTCTTTTGCTGGCTTCAAGTCGGTTATATTCATATTTTATCCACCATACTACCATGCAACTTAATTTCATCAATGCACAATGCAAAGCAATCGTTAGCTTTAGGAGCATTTTCGCTAGCTACTCGCTTGGCTGTATCTTTTGACCAATACGCTCCTATAAATTCAATTTTGCCACCTTGATATTTTTTTAGTGAGCAGCCATACGGGTTTTTCTTCTATTTGTTTATATTCTGTCATTTTTATTTTTCAATTCGGATTAGAAGCTTTTAAAAATTCTTCAATACGCTTAGCCTGCTCAAATAAAGCATCTAAAGTAGGTCTGCCACCATTCACAGTATGCATAGTGAATGAACTAGAAATAGCTTGGCTAAAGCTTTCCAGCCTAAGACGTTCTTGCTTAGTGAGTTGATCTTGTAACATCATTTCTTTTTGACCTTTGGTTCTTTAATCTCTAAAGTAGGAGCTGCTTCTGTGATCGTAAGCATCTTCTCTACATATTTTAAAATTGCCGCTGCTCTTTCATCGCCTTTATCTTTATCCTCGCACAGCTTACGATATTCTGTCAATTTGAATGCTGGCGTCCATCCTACAAGCCTATCGGCAATAAACGGCCCCTCGTTACCTAGCTTGGCTATGTGGTTTAGGCAATCTTCCACAGTATCATTATCAGCCAAATTACAATTGTATTTGACTACAGCCTTAAGCTGATATCCATTACCCAATTCTTTAGTATTGGTACCTTCATCTGGCTTAGGAAATTCGCGAGTAACAACATACTTACGCAACTCCATTTCTTCAGCTTTGGCAGTCTCAATGGCTGCTTTTTTAGCATTCCAAAGCACTAGCAATTCGTCATTGCTCAGTGCATCCCAAGGATTGCTTGGGGTTGGATTGGATGGTATAGCAGTAGACCATGAGTTAGTGATGTTATTTGAATTAGGCCACTCCATCACTTCCCCCACCCCTTATCTTTCATCATAGCCGTTGCAGCACTCTCAGTAACTTTATCAGTTAAAGCTTTAGCCGTATCGCTGCTAAGATGGCCTTCAACATGATTAAACGTACCAGCCCTGTCAAAGAGCAATGCAATCTGAATATCAATTAGATCAAGAAACGCATCATCCTTTTCTTCATACTGGTCAATAGGAAGAATTTTAGAGTGAGCATACAGGTAAGCTCTACGCATTGTGGTACGAGTTTCGGCGTAGACTGCTCTATGGTCAGCATCTAGACCTTTTAGAATATCGCGGATATCATTAGCCATTTACATCAATCCTTTGGACATTTCATAACCTATGTATTTACCTTTAAAATATTTTTTGAATATTCTTCTTTAGATTTTAGCATTTCTAATGCTATTTTTTCGCTGGTAAATCTGCCATCACAAATTCTAGTTCGTGGTCCATCAGTAGTAATGGTTGTTTCTGTGATAATATATGGATTTGGTACAATAGGGGTAATTTGTTTTAATATGTTAAAACTAACTATTTTCATTGTTCTCTCATTTCCTAATTTTGCATTTAACGAGCGGTATGGTTGGTTGCTGTTGCCTCAGCTTATTAGGCTGCTCCTTTTTAGGGTAGACGGCTCATGGTGGCTCCTTTCGCTGTGCTGAAGGCCCTCAGCGGGGTAGTTTGAGTGCAGCGGACCTTATTAGGTTAAAAGTAGGTGTCAAGCGTCAAAAACGCATTGACGCAAGATATTTTCTGCTTTAAGCGTTTCGGGCATGGCAAATCCAGAAAAACCACCGCTTAAGCGGCTAAACGTCAGCCTCACTAATGGGGCTGTAGATGACATAGAGCGTTTGCGAGCAATGTTAGAGAAGCGTTTGATACAACGCTTATCTATTGCTCAAGTCATTAAACGTCTCACTCAAGAAGCTTTGTTGGCTGAAGCCAAGCATACCCACAATTAAGGCGGCTATTATGAGTGTGGGTATGTTCACAAACCTACCAGAAGAATTGCGCCTTTTAAAACAATGGTGCCTATGGAAGTATGAAGATGTTGGAGCAGCCAAACCAACTAAAGTACCTTACCAGCCTAATGGAAAGGTTGCCAGTGTTACTGATACTAACACTTGGTCTAGTTTCGATGATTGTTTTAACGCATTCAATTTTGGCGGTTACTCTGGTATTGGGTTTATATTTTCTAAGTCTGATCCTTATTGTTTTATTGATCTAGATGATGCCGATGGTGATAACGCTACACTAGAACGTCATTTAAAAGTTTATCATGAGTTTGAAACCTATGCTGAAGTTAGTCCTTCAGGCAAAGGACTTCATCTTATTTGTAAAGGTTCTGTACCTGCTGGTAGGCGTAGGAGCAAGATAGAAATTTATCCGCATGATCGTTACGCTACCATGACAGGTAACGTATACGGCAATAGGACTGCTATTACTGATTGTCAAAATCAGCTTACTCAGCTTTGGGAGCAAATGGGTAGTGGGCCTGTTGCTCAATCATTGTATCATGGAAATGATAAGGAAAAAGATACAGATGAGCAAATTATTGAGCGAGCAACTAACGCAGTCAATGGAGATAAATTTGTTAAACTATTATCCGGTCAATGGAATGATAGCTATTCAAGTCAATCTGAAGCCGACTTTGCGTTTATTGATATCATTGCTTTTTACACGCAAAATCGTATCCAAATTTCTCGTATCTTCAGAGCTTCTGCGTTGGGAAAACGTGACAAAGCGAAGCGTGTAGATTATGTAAGTGGAATGATTTCACGGTCATTTGACCGTATGTTGCCACCATTGGATTTTGATGGTTTAAAAAATCAATTGGAATTAAAGTTGGCTAAGCCTGAGGAGTATAAATCTACAGGGGGTGTAGCTCAACGGTCAGAGCCAGTCGCTCATAACGGCTTGGTTGCGGGTTCGAGTCCTGCCGCCCCCACCACTCCACCCGGTCTAGTTGGTGATATTGCCAACTTTATCTATCAAGCTGCTCCTCGCCCTGTGCCTGAGGTTGCGCTTGCTGCTGCTATTGCATTGATGGCTGGTATATGTGGGCGTGCGTACAATGTCTCTGGTACAGGCTTAAATCAATACGTATTGCTATTGGCTATGACAGGTGCAGGTAAAGAAGCTGCCGCATCAGGTATCAATAAGCTGATGGGTACGATTAAGATGCAAGTACCTACTAGCCAGTATTTTATCGGCCCATCTGAAATTAGTTCTGGTCCTGCTCTGTTTAAATATCTTGGTAACAATTCTCAATCTTTTGTTTCTTTACTTGGAGAGTTTGGCTTAAGATTGCAAGCTATGTCTGCACCGGGAGCCAATGGCGCAGAGGTATCATTAAGGAGAATGTTGCTAGAACTTTATAATAAAAGCGGCCACAGCGACATGTTGCAGGCTTCAGTGTATTCTAAAAAAGAGGATAATACATCTGCTGTTCCAAGCCCTTCTTTTAGTATTATGGGGGAAAGCACACCAGAACGTTTCTATGGCGCATTGACAGAAGATATGATTAGTGAAGGCTTGCTACCTCGCTTTCTTCTTATTGAGTACAAAGGAAATCGCCCTCCGTTAAACGAGGCTCATACTGAAGTAATTCCTTCATTCTCTCTTGTAGAGCGCTTGGCATCATTAGCCGCGCAAGCGGAAACTGTGAACCATTCTAATCCACGCCGCGTTATTAATGTTGGAAGGGATGAAGAAGCCACTAAATTGCTAGCTGATTTTGAAAGTTACTCAACTCGCCTTATTAATTCATCTACTAAGGAAGTTATGCGTCAACTTTGGAACCGTGCCCACATTAAGGTTCTAAAGTTGTCCGCTTTACTTGCTGTTGGTGAAAATATGATAAATCCTATAATTAATTCAGAACATGTTATTTGGTCAGCTAATTTAGTTCAAGCTGATATCAAAACTATTACAGAAAGATTTGATGCCGGAGAAGTTGGTGTAAATAGCTTAGAGATAAAGCAAGCTAATGAAATTGTTAGAATGATTAAGGAATACGTTACGTCTCCTTATGAAAGGATAGAAAAATATGTACAGTTTAAATCCCCACAAATGCACACTGACAGAGTTATTCCTTACATTTATTTGAATAAACGTTTGTCTCCCCTCTCCACATTAATCATTGTGTACTTATTCCAACGCGAACTTCTGCGTCTATCACCTTTATCTAAAGTTACCATAACAACAGTAGCAGGGAAGCTAATACTTGCTCTAATTATTTCCTTT